CTTTGAGTAAATCTACGAACATTGAACTGGATGCAATTGCACTTCCACAACCATAAGTCTTAAACTTCACGTCTACTATCATTTCGTTCTCGTCAAGTTTAAGTTGCAGTTTCATTACATCACCACATGCAGGAGCTCCTGCCATTCCTGTTGCAACATTGGGGTCGTTGGGGTCGAATCTACCAACTGAGAATTGTTCAGGTGCATTGAGAACACCCTCGAATCTATCTATTACTTTTTGTGAATATGCCATACTAGTATTTAGTCTACTGTTGTGTCACCGATACTGAACAACCACCTACTGTTGCACAACTTTGTGTTAGTGTATATGATTTGTTTGTTGAACCTTCTTGTAAAAGATTTAGTGTTGTTGGATAACTTCCTTGTAATGTAATTTGTGCATTGTGACTTCCTGAGCCTTTCTGCATAACATTCGATATTGAGCCGTCAGATGTGCCATAAAAATATACATGAGCATAATTGCTACCACTTCCTTCTTGCCATAAATCAACTTCGACATCAGAGACATGAACGTCCATATTAAATGTATGAGTTCCATTTTGATATACGTCAATAGTGTTATCATTATCCCATATATGTCTTCCGTATGTTGCACCACCAGTTTGTGAGACATTTTCTACATTACCAGTTCCATCAACATCTCCACCCCAACCTTTTCCTGAACCCCAATATGAAACCCAACCAATATAATTACCACTTCCAGTTTGACTTAAATTAAAGGTATTGTTTGCATGGTCAAATGAAAAATTAATTTCATTATCAAACCCTATTTGAGATATGGTTAAATCCAAATTATCTCCACCTGAAAGTTGTTCCATGTGGACGTGGTTATCTCCAGCAAAAACCATAGGGGTCAATAAGACCCCTAAGGTAAATTTCAATAATGATTTAGTTATATAATCCATAGTAATATCATCGTTAATAAAACCCCTTTGCTAAATGCCAACCAATACATATGGTAGTCATCTAATTGAACAGATTTTTGAAACCCTAATAGTTGAGTTTCATGCCATTCACGGAGTTGTGATAACATATTTATCATACGACCTCCTCTTTTTTTGTTGTCGTAGTGGTATTTAGTTAGATTGGTTGATGTAAATGAAGATTTCATCTCCACCATTTACAGTTATAACACCTTCATAAGTCGGAACTCTAGTGTCTAATCTTACTGAGGCACCTGGTTGGAATACCAATCTTATCTTTCCTTCAACCTCTCTGTAGAATACAAGACCACCGTCTTCAATAAAAACATTGTATTGTGAGTCTGCATTCTTACCAAATGAAGCACCCTTTATATTAAATTCTGAACTTCCACCTGAAGATGATTGTTTGTCTCCTAAATCTTTTGTAGTTTTAATCAGTTCTTCTACAACATCTAACATGTCCACCAAGAAGTCTGCATCTAAGAAATCTATATCAATAGAACTATATCTTGCATCATAGTCTGGGTCATTTGCATAATCATCATAGTCCTTTTCTAATTCATTAAACTCTAAGAAATCTACATCTAACATTCCTTGGTCTTCATTGTTATCATCTTGAGCTGCTTCTTGTACTGCTTGTTCTACTGCAGGTGGTGGTGCAACGATAAACATATTGTCTATCTGATTGACTGTTAAATTTGATATTGTCACTGCTGGTGTTGGTGGACTATCTAAACTTGAAACCATTGTTGCCTGAAATGCCTTATCTAAAACTATTTCTCCACCTTCATTTATGACTGTTATTTCTCCTGATGAATCACCGAATCTATCAGGAAGTAAAACTATCAAACTCCTTCCGAGTTCGTCAATGGTTGTTGTAAAATCTGTCCCACGGATTGCTATTTGTGCCGTAGGTGTTCGTATGTCTATGTTAGACTTTTTTATTTTTTGACCTGCACCTGAAGCGAATCGTGCCGTGCCTTGCATCATTCTTAAAGACATCTTCGATAAACTTGGATTTGGGTCATAGTATACTTCGTCTATGTATACTTGTGTGTGTTCTGTAAGTGAAAGTTCCTCATCATCAAGGAACTCTATGAGCATTCTTCCGTTGCCTGTTATTGCCTCATCATAGAGAACAATTCCTGTTCCAACATCATTACCTATTTCTGAATTGTTTCGAAGAACTGAACCTATGCCAGTTGATTCGACTATATCTCCGATGGAGTCCGCCTGCAGAGCAGACCCCACGAAGAGTAAAATACTAAGAATCGTTAGATGTATCTTTCTGATTAATTTGTATTGTTGAGTTATCACTTGTAATATCCAATGTGATTTCACCTTTACAAGTAGATATGCCTGTTGGACATGTTCCACTTAACTGATTGATATCTACATCTGCAGAATCACCATTCAGTTCAAAAGTAATATTGTGGTAGGCACCATCTTTTTGCAATGTGTTGATATTGTTTGAAGCACCTGTTATATCAAAATTCCAGGTTGCATCATCTGATTCAACATCTACATCAAAAACATTGGAACTACCAATTACTATTAAATCAAAATCTAACCTCTCTGCTTGAGCAACTGAACCTTGGTCAAAGTCCATTGTATTAGAGTCACCAGTTATGTCTACTAACATATTTGTAGTATCTGATGAACCTGTTTCTCCTATCATCCAGTCCCAAACATTACTATCACCATTCCACTCTAAAGTGTAGGATGAAGAATCTGCTGTGACCTTACCATAGAGTAAGTTCTCATTACCGAGCTGGTCGATGTTAAAAGTCAACGAAGTACCTGTTATAGGCATGGCACTTGAACTACTATCAAAGTTGTCCAGTCCCATTTTGTTACCATAACCTATTTGGTCGATATACAATGTTAAAGTATCACCAATTTGTGTTATGTTAATTTCGTTATCATCGTCCGCAGCGGCAAACAGAAAAGGTACAGATAAAAATAAACTTAGCGCTAATATATATTTTTTCATTTTTCTTTTCCTTCTATTTCCCAAAAACCTCTATCATGCCCTTGGTGTATTAGTTCGAACACTGCCGCTTCAACTGCAGACCGTGTCGCGTATGTCACCGACTCATTATTTCCCACTCCGTCCTCGAATTCGATGAGTTGTGTTCCTTGTTCTATAAATCTGAACACATCACCTCCTCCACCATAAGAAAGGATAGTCTTTCTTGTTTGAACATTCAATAATACCTCACCAGTTAGAACTGATACTGCTCGTAATGAAACTGTCACAGCATCCTTTCTATACATCCTACTAACACCAACTCCGAGAGTTCTGGCACCTCGGCCACCACTCTCTAAATTGGTATCATACCCAATAATTCCACCCTCGATAATCATTCCTGCAAATAAAAGTGGTGCAACACCTGGAGAATCTTCTCCTTTTTTCTTTGCAATATCATCTCTGGCAGACCTAATAATTTGTCTCTCTCTAACAAGGTGGTCTAAACCTTGTCTTTCAACCACTCTAAACCATGTGTCTCCACCAGCAGTCTTTAATGCATCAATTAATAACTCAGTTCCACCTTGTGAGACTGCAGTTGAAAATGATGCAAGGTTATCAACTGCCTTTCTTTGTCCTGTTTTGTCTGAAAAATTATAGACTGCAACTACTGGTTTATTTTTCGAAGGTGGTAATTTAAGTAGTTCTATATAACTTGGAAGTTTAACTGCTTCTGGTTCATCAACACAAATGAAAGGCATTGCTCTCTCAAAAGTTCTACCCATTGCTCTGGCATAATTAACCAAATCATGGTCGTACTCTTCACCCCATGTTTCTGGATTACACTCTTGTGGTTCGTTAGAAAATCTAGGAACCGATGCGCAAGAGGTAAGTATTATTGCTAAACTAACCGCCGTCAGTAGTCGAACCGTCACCTGTATCACTCCCGAAGTTACCACTTCCAATTGGTATCTCTAAAATTGTTTCTGTTCCATCTTCACTAATAATTGTCATTCTAATAAATTCTGTTCCATCTAAATTTGTTATGACTTCATAAGTCACTGTAGAACCTTCTAATACAAATGAACCGAATCTAACTGGATTATCATTGTTGAACATATTTTCAACTAACTGTTTTGCCATTTGGGCATAAATTCGTGATTCTAAATTTCTAATAAATTTTGCTAAGGTCGTATTGTTCTCTTCCCTCTCGGCAGCTTTTCTTGCCGTCTCTAATGCCTCTTCGATGGCCTTTTTCCTGGAAAACTCTTGGTTCTCTACAGTCAAATAATGTGATGCAGTTCCTACTCCACTAAAACTTGGATTTTTAAACTTATGTACTATCTCTGTTGCAGATAGTGGAAATGATAATAGAAATGCGATGAAACACATAGGTAAAATTATTTTCATTTTTCCTTCCCCTTTTTCTTTTCGTTTTCTTTATATTCTAAGACTACATCAACTTTTTGTTGAAGTCTTATAAGGTCTTGGTCTAACATACGCACTTGGTCAATTAATCTAATCAGTGCCATATGTTGTTTTTCGATTTCAGGTTCTAGTTCGTTACCTACAAACCACCAGATGTAGTATATAAAATAACCTAGACCAACCATCATTACGATTGGGAATCCATATTCGGATATCAATTGAGCAACTTCGGACATTAATCCCTCCGTGCGTCAATCTTGTCGTCTTCTATAAAGTTTTCTGCTCTTGCAATTCTCTCTATATCTGGTCTTAGTTCTAACGCTGAACTTACTAACATGTCTATCTTAATCATTTCGTTAGACATGGTTCTTGCACGATTTTCTAGTGACTTACAGAACATGGTTAATGTTTTTATATCGTCTACAACACCTTCTAGTATCTGTTTTATAACAGTGAATATAAAGAAACCCATTACTAAACTTCCAGCAATTGGGGCACCGACTTCACTTATTAATCCAAAGATATCTTCCATGCCATTATTTATACTTTCTGACTTCTCTTACGCGAAAAAAAAGGGCACTTATTAAGTACCCTTTTTGACTAAGTAGTCTAAGTTTATTTCATTTGAGAATGGATTGACTTAATCACTTCTGCTTTTGAACCTGAAACTTTAACCTTTAGGTTTTCCTTATCTGCAAGTTGAATCAACTGAACTTTAGTTAGTTTCTTTAACTCCGATTGTGAAGGAACTTTCTTTGCAGGTTTCTTAGACACTGGTTTCTTTGCAACAGGTTTATCATCTTTATTGAAAACAAAGTGATAGACGATTGCAAGACCAATTACTCCTAGAATTACATATTCCATAATTTATACCTCTCGTTTATATAATTATTTATCCAACAAAGGATTCTTATCCTTTGCCTTGCCAATTGCAAGTGCAAGAACTTCCAAGTATTTATATACTTTTGCCCACACTTTGTCATCTGATGGTGTTGGAGTTAAAGCAACTATAACACTACAAATAGAGATAACAACTGGTATTACCATTAATATATTCCAAATTCCCATAATAAATTCTGCGATTGCTGTTAGCATATCCGCCTCCTTTATTTGATTAATATCGGAGTTATTTAGGTTTTATTAGTGCCGATTGAGTATTTTGTTGTCAATTTCCATGCAGTTTTTTCTTTGAATGGTATGATTTTGACTTGTGAAAGGGCTGCAACAGGTTCTTTTATCTTATCATTATCTAAAACTTTGATAAGACTCCACTGTTGTAATAGATTACAAATGGTGTTTCTTCTACCAATGTCGTTCTCATCTATATTGGTTGGTTTACCATCAAGTGCAAACAGTTCTTTGAAATGCACGATGTAATACTTACCTCTTTTATGTAAGATGTGACAGGATTGGAAAAGTTCTTGGTCTCTGCGAGATGCAACACCAATTCTGGAAAGTGTTTCTCGGATTTTGAGAAAATCGTCCTCTTTCTCAAAGGAGATTTCTACTAATTTTTCTACTAAAGGGTCTATTTCATTCATTATTTTTACCACCAAGTCGCATTCTATTCTTCAACTCACGATACTGTTTATCAGATAAGAGGGATGCATAATCTTTTGCTTCTCTCGTTGATATCTGATAATACTGTTTGATTACATCGAGTTTCTTTGAGACATAAGGTTTGCTCCATTTGGAAAACCTTTGTCGTCTTCTAAGGGTATTTAGAAAAAATACATATTGAAGACGACTCTCGGTAGAGTGTCGTGTATTCATTTCGTTAGTCAAGAAGATACAATCTTCGTGGTAAGATAATGATTTGTTTATAAGGAATGGTTGATATGATTTCTCTTCGATATCATCAACCATGATATCTTTTTTGTCGTAAGAGACCGACTTGACAAAATCAAATGGATTGCGTTTTGCCATTGTTTACCTATGC